GACCAGCCGAAGGTGCATCGGATGCTAGAGCAGGGCATCGAGCCGATCCACTGCTGGACGAACAACACGCCGATCATCATGCCGTCGGCGCTGCCGCTTGCGTATCGACCACCCGTTGAGGCACCGTGGGATGCGCTGTACCCGCACGAGTGCCCGATGATTCAGAAGGCGACACCGGGCAACGTGTTCCCCGAATTCGATCTGTTGGTGGATTTGGCATGACGTTCACGACGCGACCGACCGAGCAGTCGACGGTTCACGCATGGGACACGGAGACGCACCTGATCAAGCCAGGGCTCAGCGCTCCGAAGCTCGTGTGTCTCACAACCGATCAGGGCGAGCTGTTTACCTACGAGGACGCGCTTGACTGGATCGAGACCAAGCTCCAGGAGCCCGACGCGATCCTGGTCGGGCATAACGTGTTTTACGATCTCGGGATCGTCGCGGCCGAGCGCCCGCATCTGATCCGCCTGATCTTCCGTGCCATCGACGAGGGCCGGATCCGCTGCACGATGCAGCGCCAGATGATGATCGACAACGCCCATGGTGATTTGAAGTTCATCGAGGACGATGAGGGCAACCTCAAAAAACAGGATTTTTCGCTGGCGCGGATCATCTACCGCTACACCAAAAAATTCCGCAAAAAGGGCACGGACACGTTTCGGCTCAACTACTGGACGCTCGAAGGAGTGCCGGCGAACGACTACCCGCCGGACGCACGTAAGTACGCCGTTGACGACGCCATCGACACGCGCACGATCCACGACGGGCAAGAGGAGATCGTAGCCCCGGAGGGGATCCCCGGGGACAACAGCCAGATCAAAGCCGGCTGGGCGCTGCATTTGACATCGATGCGGGGCGCGCGCACGGAGCTGGCCGCCGTTGAACGGCTCAAGGTTGAGCTGGGCAAAGAGTACGCCGATCAGGAAACGATCGCCAAAGCGCACGGGTTCATCCGGGACAACGGCACGCGCAACATGAAGGCGATCAAAGACACGGTCGCCGAGATCTACAAGGCCAGGGGGTTGGCCGTCCCGATGTCGGACTCGGGCAAAAACGTCTCGACGTCCCGCGAGACACTCAAAGAGTCAGAGCATCCAGGACTACTCGCCGTTTCCGAGTGCGTGCGCATCGGCAAGGTCCTGTCGACCTACGTCCCTGTGCTCGAATCTGGCGCGCAGGTCCCGATCGTCCCACGCTACAACGCGATCATCGAGACGTTCCGCACGTCGTGTGCAAAGCCCAACTTACAGAATCCGCCCCGTAGCGGCGGCGTGCGTGAGTGCTTTGTGCCTCGTCCGGGATTCGTGCATGTGTTCTGTGATTTCGACACCCTGGAGATGCGCACGCTCGCACAGGTCTGTTTGGATCTGTTCGGCTACAGCTTTTTGGCTGAGTCGTTGCGAGCCGGCCGTGATCTGCACGTCGACCTGGCGGCCGACATGCTTGGGATCTCGTACGAAGAGGCGATGGACCGCTATGAGGCGGGCGATCCCCAGGTTGCCGAAGCGCGGCAGTTTTGCAAAATCGGTAACTACGGTTTTGGCGGCGGTATGGGGCCGGAAGCGTTCCAGTCGTACGCCAAGGGCTACGGCATCGAAGTATCGCTCGCGCAGGCGGCCAAGCTACACAAGGCGTTCCGCACCAAGTGGCGCGAGATGAACGACTATTTTGCGTACTGCTCGGCGCTGTGCGACGGCGGCGAAGCGGCGCACGTCCAGTTTGTGCGCTCCGGGCTCGTACGCGGGCAGGTCCGCTACACGGCTGTCTGCAACGGGTTTTTCCAGCACCTTGCCGCCATGGGCGCCAAAGAGGCCCTGTACGAGACCGTGCGCGAGTGCTACCTGAACGAGCACCGCGACGGCTCACCATCGGAGTTGGCTGGGTGCCGTCCGTGGTTGTTCGCGCACGATGAGATCGGCATGGAGATTCCTTATCTCAACGCCGCGCAGGCCTCGGCCGCTGCGTACCGGCTGCAAACAATCATGGAGGAGGTCATGCAGCGCTGGTGCCCAGACGTGCCGATCTCGGCTGGGGTCGTCATGTGCCGGCGCTGGTACAAGGGCGCGAAAGAGATCGTCGAAAACGGTGTTCTGATCCCAAGCAAGCCGGTCAAGGTCGGCAAGAAAACCAAGTGGGTCGCTGACCCGATGCCAATGGCCGCATGAGCTGGGATCCGGGCACAATTACCATTGACCCCGGCGCGCATGACATCGGCGTTGCGTTGTGGCGAGGCACTGAACTGATCAATGCAACACTGATTCGTGACGAGGGCAGGCCGGTAGGAGAATTGGCGCACGCGGTAGGCATATGGGCGAATTCAGCAGCGGCATGGGCTGGTGTTTCTATCGAAACGGTCGTTGTTGAGCGTCCACAGGTCTATCACCAGAATAAACTTGTGGGTGATCCAAACGACCTGATCACCATAGCGCTGGCAGCTGGACATTGTGCGCAGGCAATTTTAAGACATGCGCCACGTGCGGCGGTTCATTATCTACGACCGGCGCAGTGGAAGGGACAACTCCCGAAAGCAGTTTCGGTTCAGCGCACCAAAGAGACGATCACAGATGATGAAAGGGAGCGTGTAGCGCTCCCGGCGCCGTCACTGCGACACAACGTGTGGGACGCGGTCGGCATTGGGCTGTACTGGCACAAAAGAAAGAGGGAACCATGAGATTGACGTATGTCGCGGCGCCGGTGGGCGCGGTCACGCAAGCAGAGGTCGACGCGAATCTGGAGCGTGCGCAGCGCTGGTACCGGTGGTTGTGCGATACCTACCGGGATCGTGCGTTCAACATGAACTGGTTGGTCGACGTGCTGGTCTACCATGGTACCGATTGCAACATCGGCGTCCCTGGCGTAGAGGAGCACGAGGCCCGCAAGCGCGGGCTCGATCGCGACGACGCGGTGATCGCGCGCTGTGATGACTACTTTTTAGTCACGGACAGGATCTCGGGCGGCATGGCGCGCGGGCTGGAGACAGCCAAGGCACACGGGCTCGTGATCTACGACTTCACGGCAATCGCCAGGGAGACCATGGGCGAGCCGCCGCACCAAAAGATCCGCATTAGCCCGATCCGGCGTGGAATCGAATGGGATGGCCGCTAGAACTTGCGCGTGAGGATCGCGGTGGTGTAAAACGAGCGCGGTTCGGAGTGCCGGACAAGGGGGTAACGTGGCAGACGACAGCAAGTGGAAAGCGCGGATCCTGGACAAGATCCAGAAGGAGCTAGATCCGCCGACGCAACTGGCGCTGGCGATGTTCTATCAGCAGGCGCGCATTGTGATCCGGCGCTTGGTTGGTGCTGGCATGAGCGCTTTTGTGTTGCGCATGATCGCGATGCCTGTGGTGCGTAACGCATACGATCAGATGCTCGCGTCGATGGGTGTGCCGTACCAGGAGCCGAGCACTGATTTTCTGCTCAAGCTGATCGACGACATCGTCGACGAGGTGCGTCGTGGGAAAAAGTCCTGACCGCCCCGCGTTGTGGCGCAATCCGATGATCTCGGTGCGACGAGCAAGCCTCGCTGATCGCCCGATCTTCATCCTCATGACCCCGGACAAAATCGAGGTGTTTGATCGGGAACCGTCACCGAATCAAGCACCGCTCGGGGAGCTGTTTTCCTATGACGGCACCAACTGGAGGAGAATCAGATGAAGAAGTTGGAGCATATCCTGGATCTAGAAGCGAAGATGCTCTGCATCATGCTCGATGACACGGAATCTACCCGTATCGTTGCGAAATGGGATGAGATCGAGCTGACAATTTACATCGAAGGCATATCAACAGATGCCCTTGGAGATGTGCGGTGGGAAGATCTCGTAGTTGTGGAGCCCTGCTCGTACGAGGAGATCATGGCCCACGCCTTGATCGAGGCCACCTTCGGCAATGGCTTCATCGCTGGCCTAAACCTTCCTGACCCGGAGTCTTTTGAGGGCGGTGAGGGGTGTGAATACTGCAGTGAGGACTGCGACTGCGACGAGGACGACGGAGAGGCAGAATGAAGCTGCGACGGTTCGTGCCTCGCACCGTACCTCGTAGCCAAGATGCGTTGGGGGACGTTCCGACGCGCGACGTGCTCGCTGCCGAGCTGTTTTTGGGTATGGTCTCGGAGTACGACGTGACCACTGAAGACACGGCGCGAGAGGCAGCCGAGAGCGCATTCATCGCCGCGACCGTGTTTCACGAGGTGCTGGACGCCGTACAGGCAGAGCAGGAACGCCGGACAATGCTGCGGTCTGTACCAGAACCGGTGGAGGAGGATCGTGTTTGAGATCTACGAGGGCCACATGGGCAAGTGGCACTGGCGGATTCTCGATCGTAACGGCATGCTCGTCGGCGAATCGCTCGCCGAATACGAGACCTCGACCGGCGCACGGGATGCGATCGCAGCAATCAAAAAGATGGGGGTAAAGAGGTGCCGGGACTAAGCGCGAAAGACGTACGCCAGGCGATGGGTCTTGCTGAGTCTGAGTGGGGACCTGAGTCGGCGCAAGAGATCTTCGATTCATGGAAACTTGATCAGCTCGCGTCGTTGTGGGCGAAGGTCGAAGGCGTTCCTGTCACGGACGCGGTCCGGGAGCGCGTGGAGTCGGTTTGTCGGGGTGATGACGCCGTGCGCATGGTGCTTGGCCTGTATGCCGAGAGTCGGCGAGAGCAATGCCCAACCGCGTACGATGACCGGTTACCTGATCCGGACACGTGGGAACGGTTCTGTGGGTACGCAGATCGCGATCGTAAACAACAGGGCGCTCGTATTGCGTTGAGGTATTTTGAGGTGTACGACGACGCCGAGATCGCTTCTTACACTCGGAAAGAGCTGTTCCATAGCGCTTACCACAACACCCCGGTTATGGACAGGGACCGCTTTAGGGCCCCTGTGTGCTTGTCTCGTGTGTGGTGTAGGTTGCTCAGCACGGCCCATAGCCCGTCTACATTTCCAAAGGACTCGGTGGTAGTTGAAGATCTGTCTAGGAACAGTTTAATCGGTTCTTTTTTGGTGAGCGAGTTGCTGGATAACCCACGGCCGATGGCAGCGATTTTTGGACCGAATGCCTCAGTCCGCGTAACGTACAATCCTGACTTCGTCACACAAGAGCCATTGAAGGTGCGCCTCCTGATCGCAGGCTGGAGAATGGGGGAGACAGCATGAAACGAGAACGATTACCGCCCGAACGCAACGCGATCACGCGCAAGTTTCAGTTGGGAAAGATCAAGGGCTACTTGACGACGGGCGAGTATGAAGATGGGCGCCTCGGCGAGATCTTTTTGAAGATCGACAAGCAAGGCTCACTGATATCGGGCTTTGCCGACGCCTGGGCGATTAGCGTCTCGATGATGCTGCAAAACGGCATCCCATTGCGCTACATCGTCGACAAGTTCAAAGGCATGCGGTTCCCACCCGAGGGTATGACGGGCAACTCCGACATGCCCATCGCATCGTCGGCCATCGACTACGTCGTGCGCTGGCTGGAGCAGCGCTACATCGATCCCACACAGGACTAAGGAGGATAGGATGCCGCAAACATCGGCTGGGCTGGCCAAGAAAAACGACCTGTTCATAGATCTGCACACCGCCGAGGCGGTGGTGCAGGGATGCTGCGCCAAAATGCACGAGGTCATGGCTTGCCTTATGAGCGGGAAGCCAGCTGTCGACGCCGCTGCTGCCTATGTGGATAGGCGAACCGGCAGCGGTGACGCTGATCTGTACTGCGACAAAGAGGACGCGCGCACACTCGCGACGATGATCGAGCGCGTCTCCTACATCATCGAGGTCATGTCGGCCAACACGCTCGCCGACGTGGTCGATCCTGGCGGTAAGTGATGGCACGCCCCAGCTGGGATCAGTATTTCCTGTTGATCGCCCGCGCGACGGCGACGCGCGCGACCTGCGACCGCAAGCACGTCGGTGCGGTGATCGCGGACAGCGATAGGCGCATCGTCGCCACGGGTTACAACGGGAGCCCGGCCGGGACCGCGCACTGCGACGACGCCGGCCACGAGCTGAAGGAGATCGACGGGCGGATGTCCTGCATTCGCACGCTACACGCCGAGAGCAACGCCATCGACCGCGCCGGCCCAGCGGCGCGCGGCTGCGCCCTCTACGTGACGGTCATGCCGTGCTACGAGTGCGCCAAGCGCGTCATCAATGCCGGGATCCGGCGCGTGGTCTACGCTGAGTACTATCAGAGCCGCAACACCGACTTGGTCGAGATCTTGTTTCACGAGGCCGCCGTCGGGCTGGAGTATCAGTCCCTGCGGTTCACGGTCGGGATCCTGTGCTCGCACGACGGCTGCCCTAACGCGACGCGATACGACTCGGGCCTGTGCGCGCTCCACGACAAACAGGAGAACGGCGGCAATGGCAAACGACTTGACTAGGCCTCCGTCGACCATGGCTTATGTCCTGGTCATGAAGCAGACCGATGGTGTTTTAGAGATTCGCGATCCCGGCTGGACCAATCGTGCCGCGCTTGATGCGATGTCTGTCATTGCGCGTGACCAAGATTTCGATTTGATGTTCGTTTTGTCCGGCGAGCTGAGTCTTGAAGACGCCGGCAAGCGCGTGGAGTCGGGAGAAGGCATCGCAAGCCATCCCCTGGTCGAGAAGGTGTACTCACTGCACCCGGAGAGACTGTGACAGCTAGCAAGATCAAGGTCGTCGCGCTGCTCGCTCGCGCGGGCGCCGGCAAGAGCACCGCGGCGCAGCATCTGGTAGATCAGCACAACTTCGTGATCGTGTCGTTCGCTGGCCCGCTAAAGCGGATGGCGCGCGACATCTGGGAGCTGTCCGACGACCAGCTATTTGGCTCTCAGGAGCACAAAGAGACCGTCGACCCACGGTGGAACCGGACACCGCGTGATTGCATGCAGCGACTCGGTCAGGCGGCGCGCACGCACGTGGACGAAAAGGTGTGGATTGATGCATTGCTCGGCGAGATCTGGCGCCACCACAACTACTACGGGCGCGACAAGTTCGTGATTGATGATTGCCGGTACACGAACGAGGCCGAGGCGATCAGCACCAGCCCGATGATTCACGGGCGCGTGGTCCGGATCGACTGCCTCATGCGGGACACCAAAGAAGCGGAGTCGACGCATCCCAGCGAGGCCGAGGTGGCATTGGTGCCCCCGTCCAACATTGCTGCGATCGTCGTGAACGAAAAGACGCCCGCGTTTTTCCGGGCGCTAGACAAGCTCGTGGAGGGCCTTTGGAAATGACAGACACAGTGGAAGAGACCGAAGAAGTGATCGACTACGGAGCCAAGATCATCGCCGACTCGGTGAACCCGTCCGGCGATCGCCTTACCACCTTCGAGTTGGCCTATCCGCGGTTCGTGCATGCAGAACTTATGACGCACCGCCTGTTTTCACGCAACAGCGCCAGCTCACGCGCGATCCCGACGGTGAAGCTGATCGACCGCGTCGCGGTGTCGCCGGTGGAGCCCAAGTGGTGGGGCAAGAACCAAAGCGGTATGCAGGCCCGCCAGGAGTTGGAAGGTCGCGAGCTGAACGAGGCCAAGATGCTGTGGCTGCTCGCGCGCGACAATGCCGTCAACTTCGCGATGCAGCTGATGCAGCGCGGGCTGCACAAGCAGATCGTTAACCGGCTAATCGAGCCCTGGATGTTCATCACCGTGATTGTGTCGGCCACCGAGTACGACAACTGGTTTCACCTGCGCGACGATCCAGACGCGCAGCCGGAGATCGCGTGGGTAGCGTCCGAGATGCGCAAGCTCTACGATGCCAGCATGCCCGAGGCGCTGGACGTCGGCGACTGGCACACGCCCTACGTCGTGACCGACGATCCCGAGCACCACCTATACGTATCGCCAAACGAGGCCGGCAACGATCCACTGTTTTTGCCGAAGATCTCTTCGGCGCGGTGCGCACGGGTCTCCTACCTCACGCACGACGGCAAGCGGGACCTCGGCAAAGACATCGAACTACACGATCGGCTGATCGAAAACGGGCACATGTCGCCGTTCGAGCACACCGCCGAGGCGGCCGAGGACTCCGAGCGCTTCGGCAATTTCTTCGGCTGGCGCCAGTACCGGAAGCTGATCAAGGGCGAACACCACGGGCGCCCGATGCCCTAGCATAGAGCCGTGAGCCGGTGGATCAGCTGTAGACACGAGTCAAAAGAGTGGATCAGAAGCGAAGGGGGTAAGGTGATCGCTTGGAGTTGCAACAGCTGCCCGGCCACGGGCCGAGCCGTTCCCGTACAGGAAAACGCCCCCCCGCCGGCTGTGCCTGGCCGGCGGGGGCGGCCGCGGAAACTGCCCCCGCGCGTCGACGAGCAGACCGAAAAGCCGCGCATCGGCCGACCGCCCGAACCGAAGCCGCGGCCAGCACCGGCCATCTGGAGCACCGGGCTCATGGCCGAATGTGAGTGCGGTAACCCGAAAAAGAATGGCACGGTTGCATGCGAAAACTGCCAGTACCTGGACGGCGGCGGCATGGTCGACACAATCATCGCAGCGATCCGCCAGCTAGACACCGGCGACGGCGTGACGCTACATGAGTTGGCCGAGAACACCGGCCGCCCGCGGGATTCGGTCTACAACTCACTGCAGCGGCTTAAGCGAAGCGGCCGTGTGACGCAGCGAATAGCACAAGATCAAGAAGCAACTAGCTTTGGGGTGCGCGCCCGCTACTTCCTAGACGATCGGAGATCCCATGCGTGAACGAATCACATTGCCCTACTTCGCTGAGCAAGATGGCACCATTGTGTTCGCGGTGAAACAAGCAGGGGCGGCCCGTGTTGTTGGATACAAGCCCGGTGATTGCTTCGTAGTTGATCCGCAGACGGGGGAAGTGCATCACAACCGCGAGGTTGTCTGCACGATTGATCAGGTGTCCGGTATCGCTGTGATGGATGCGCCGTTGAAAAAACGCAGCGATCTGGACGAGATGATCGCGTTGGCCAGAGGCGAGGAGCCCGCACCCGCCCCCGCACCCAAGACAGGCCCAATTTCGACGGCCACGGCGTTGTACATCGACGATGCTCCTGCAAGCGGCACCAACATTGTGATCACCAAACAGAAGGATCTACCACCTTCCGACACGATCGTTACCCTGGCGCTGTCGGACCTATTGCACCGGTACACCACCGCGGTCCGGTGCTGGGGCGGCGATCCGGCCGACGTCGCCGACGACATGCGCGCCGCCTGGGATCTGTTTTTCGGCATGAGCCACGACACTCGCGTCGCCGGCACACGGGTGCGGTGACCACTCTCGTCGAGTTGTGCGCCGGTTCGGCGGCATTGACCCGGTATCTGACCGGGGGCTGGAGGCTTGTGTCCTATGCAGGATCGAAGGATAGCTACTGTAGCGATATTGGAGACGTTATGGGGGCCTGTTGCGCTGATCGAGTGGTGCTCGCCGATCCAGGGCTCTGGAACCCAGTCTGGCGAGCACTCTCAATCCGCGGCGGCGCCGGACTCGTCGCCGACCGCATCGAGGAGTTTGCCACCGACGATGCCCGCCCGACCTGGGAGTGGCTGCAGGTATCACGTCCTAAGACGCTGGCTGCGCAAGCTGCGCGCTCGCTGTGCTTGATTGCCGGCACCTACGGGGGCCACGAGCGCGGCGGCTTCAAAGGGCGACACAAGCGGCGTCCGAGCGTCGACGGGTTCATCCCCAAGCGCACGACCATCATTGAGCGCTTGCGGGCGATTCCCGAGCTGCCCCCGATCACGGTCTACGAGCGAGCACAGGACGTGGCAGCGATCCCTGGGGCCATCTGCTACATCGATCCCCCGTACCGCGGCCGCTCGGGCTACCTGAACGACCTGCGTCGACCGGCGGTACTGGAACTGGCCCGGTACTGGGCCGACGCAGGGGCCACGGTCGGCGTCTCCGAAGCCGAGCCGCTGACCGAGCTGGAGGGCTTCGAAACGATACAGCTCGCGCGGCGCAACGGGCAGAATCGAACGAACACGAAATCAGCCACCGAGTGGCTCACGTACAGGACGAAACGATGACCGATCAACAAACCCTGCCCGGGACCGAGCAGCACGAGTGTCAGTGCTACGATCCCCTGCTCAAGTGGGCAGGAGGAAAACGGTGGCTCGCGCCTAGTATCGGGCCGGCGATTAGTGCCTATCTAGAAAAGACGGGCGGCTACTACATCGAGCCGTTCGTAGGTGGCGGCGCAGTCGCGTTCTACATGGCGCGGCCCAAGATGGTGCTCACCGACCGGTGCGAGCCATTGATCGCGACGTACACCGCGGTA